GCCACCGGCCCGCCCTGCAGGAGAATGTCCGTGATGTAGAAATCCCCCGTGCAGTCCGTGATACAGCTGCGGACGGTAACGGATTTCAGTCTTTCGGATGAGAAGTTTTCTGGGGTGATTTTCGCTATTGTCCTTGAAAAATATGCCACACAAATCCCTCCCATCAATACAGGTCGATAAACCTTGACTCCGTGCTGCCGTCCTCATATTCCAGCACAATCTCAATGCCGACCTGCGAGTTGCCGCTCAGTTTCTTTAAGTTCTCAGACGCAATCTGCGCCGAAATCGTATAGCTGTCCCGGTTGGCAGGATACACCGTCTGCGACAGGCTTTTGGTCATGCCCGCCACACCCTCCGCCTTAAAAGAAGCCGTGCCGCTTGCACCGTTTTCCCCATCCGCCTCAAAGCCAGAGGACACCCAATAGGCAAGCCCGTCATCGGCGCGGGAATTGCGGAGCAGGTTGAACGGCACCAGCTCCGCAATGTCCTCGCTGGACACCACGCTGACGCCCTCTAAGGAATCGGCGGCATTGTCCCACTTGCTCGTGGAGCTGCCCAGGTTCTTAAGCACCGTGGAAAGCTCCAGCACCGTGTTCCATGGCTCCTGCAGGTTGTATTCCCTCCGCACAATCCTCGTGGTGACCGAAAGTCCCAAATCTTTATCCTCCACCCGCACATAATCCCCAAGCTCCCACGCCTCATGCTCATACCCTGTCAGCACAGACAAATCCATGGCGTTCAGCACATAGGAGACGGTCGGCTTGCAGTAATCCGCAAGCCGCATCCTCGTAAACTCCAGCATCTGGTAGGGGTTCGTGAATGCGGAGCAGTCCAAGGTGGAAACACGGATTTCTTTGGAATAGGTGAAATCCTCCACATAGGGCTTCCCGCCGTTGATGCTGGCAAAAGTCATGCCGTCCGCACCGACCGCATACAGCCTCGTGACAAGCCCCGTGGTGTCCACCGTCCGCTCAATGTCCTTCATATTCTTCCCGTACATGAACAGCGCGCCGCTGTCCTTCCCGTTCAGAATCAGGAGATGCACCAGCCGGTTCGGGCAGTCAAAGACCAGGTCGCCGCCGTGTAAATCCGCCACGTTGCGGAGGATGGAGAGTGCGTTCTTCTCCGTGGAGGTCCATGTGCGCTTCGTGGTGACCGTGACCGTCCCGACCTTCCATTCCGTGCCGGAAAGGGCGTAGGCCATGGCTGCATCCGCCTTCTCCGCGTCAAAGGCTTTCTCCTCCTTCCGGACGGAATAGGCAAGGTTGTAAAACTCCGCCTCGGCGTACACCTCCGTCACGGCGTTGCCGGACGCATCCTTGCTGTCCGTGACCGTGCGGATAATGTACACGTCATCCACGATCTGGATTTTCTTCTCATTGTCGATATATCCCCGCTTGGCGTCGGCAAAAGGAATCTTGAAATCCAGAGTATCCTCGCCATTGATTTCCCCCGTCACAATAATGTCATAGGCGTTTTCCAGCACCGCCTCCCATGCGCCGTTAGAATCAAGCACAACCGGGCGGGCATAGCCGATTTTCTCGTAGGGGGACTTCGGTATGTCATAAATCTGGATATCCGTCAGCTTCGGCGTCCTCGCCGTATCCGCTGTTGTGAGCGTCACCCGGAAACGGACGTAGGCACGGGCAGGGGACGGCATGTTGCCGTCCGCGCCCACCGCCGCCCAATCGCTCCAGCTAATAAGGTCGCTGCTCGTGGAGGTCTCCACAAGGGGAATGTCCGTCACGCCGGGCACGCACTCGCTTGAGACAGATATTTTTCCAGCACCGGAAAGGCCGTATTCCACGGCTCGTGTATAAAGCACACCGCTTTCCGGGTACGCACCGTTACTCCCCTTCCGCAGAGTCACGCCATCCGGAACAGAGAGGGCATCCACCGGTCCCGCAGTATCGCCTCCGTTGGCAAAAATTGTGGCACGGAAATAATCCGCCAAATCCTCTGCCGTAAGCTGCGAATCACAGTCTAAAAACCAGTCGTCAAAGCCGCCAGCAAACCAGTAGGAGCCGGCGTGCATCCCCATGATAAGGTCTGCCGTGCAGGAGCGGTTCAGCTCCCCGGTAAAGGAGAGCGCCGCCGATACCCACACCGCCCCGCTTTCCCGGTCGCCTATGACATACTGCGCCTTTTTATTGTCCGGCTCTATCACACAGGCAATGAAGTACCACCCGTTGTTCACAAAGGAAAAAGGCGGCGTCACCGACTCATCCAGTATCAGGGAGCCGGAGGAATTGTAAAGCATGATCCTCGGCTTTCCCCGGATGAGGGAAAGGTAGAAAATCGGCTGCCCAGGCCCCTGCCTCGTGTTAAAAATCGGCGTGTAAGTGTTGCCCACGGAATAAGTGGTGGGGTTCATCCAGCCGCCTACGGCGATCCGCTCCCCAAGGCTCTGGAAGATGGAGCCGTCATTCGCTGCCTTCAGATAGGTTTTCTCCGAGGCGGGGTTTGTGATGTTCATGCGGAAATGCCGCCCCTTCTGCCCGCCCCGGAAGCCGGCGCTCGTACCCGACCAGCCGGAAACAAACATCTTCCTGCCTTTCCCGGAGGAATCGGCGAGCATGGTGTCCGCATCCGGGGCATTCTCATTAAACCGCCATAGTCCGTCCTTTGCATAATCAGCAGGGAATTCCCCCGTGAAATCCGTCTGTGTATTTAAGACTGCCTGTAAGCCCATAAAAATCACCTCCAGCGGCTCTTTGCCTGTATTTCAAGTTCCGTAAACGTGGCATTTGATACTGCCACCCCCACCGTGTTCAGCCCCGCCTCAAGCGTGGGGAAATTCAGCTCGCCGATATACGGCAGGGCGTTGCGGAGCGTGTTCCCCTCCGCGTCCTCCACCCATGCCGTCATTTTCGCCGTATCGATTACCAGCGTTTCTCCTTCTGAAAGCGTGGCGTTTGCTATTTTCAGTTCCGCCCCGTTTGTAGAAATACTGATGTATCTGCCCGCCCCGGATGCCAGGACGCCTTTCAACCGATAGACAGGATTGGAGTATAAGTTCCCAAGCCTCCGCCTAACCATATGGCTTCCCGCTTCCGTAATGGTAAAAATTTCATCCTCCGCAGCGTAGCCGAAAGGGTCCGGGCAGAAAAAAGCAAGGTCAAAGGCCGCCGCCAGCCGCACCACCCGTTCAAAGGTGACGCCGCTCTGGAGCCTTGCGTAATACACCCGCCCAGGCTCCGTGTCCAGTTTCAGCTCGCACACCCCTTTGTCCGGACTCAGCCAGCTTACAATCTCATCCTTGCATTCCAGGAGCGCCGCCATCGTCCGCTTGGGAGGGATGAAGCAGGTTATCTCTATCACCCGCTCGGAAAGGGATGCGCCCAGGTCAATCAGGCCGTCCCTTCCCGCCATGGAAATGGTGCGGTTCTTCAGTTCCGGCACCCGGTTCTCTTCCGTCATCCGGCTTGCAATCCCCATGCTCTTTGATGTGACGCCGTCAAAAGAAAATCCCATCCATGCATCCCTCCTTTACGAATAGCCGTTTGCCCGCCGCCCTTGCTGGAGCTGCCGGTAAAGCTGCTGTGAGATTTTGCGGATGTCCTCCTCGCTCCTCACGTTCATTTCCTTCACCTCGATCAGCGGCCCGTTTATGGAGCCGCCCTGTGACGTTCCGTTCCCGCCGCTTCCTGATACGGAAATCTCCTGCACGGCTGCGGAAGGGTTTAAAATCATGTCTGCCGCCACACCGTCCATTGCCTTTGCCACCATGCTCTTGCTGTCCTCGATGCCCTTTGCCAGCCCCTTCATGAAGTCCGGCATCCAGCTCTCGTAATCGGTTAGCGGCCCTTCGTCCGGCACGGAGAAGTGCAGGAACGATTTGATCTTATTCGCCACGCTGCTGACCGCATCGCCCACGGCCCCGATACAGCTCTTGATACCGTTCACGATGCCCATGATCATGTCCTTGCCCCACTGCAGGGCTTTGGACGGAAGGCTCGTGATGAAGCTGATGGCGTTATTGAACCCTTCCTTGATGGAGGACACGATTTTCCCCATGGTCCCTTTTATGCCGCTCCAGATATTGTTGAACACTGTGGTGACCGTATTTTTAATGCTGTTCACCACACTCGAAACCGTGGATTTGATGCCATTCCACACAGAAGTGATGGTGGATTTAATCCCGTTCACGACAGAAGTAACTGCGGACTTGATGGCATTCCACACCGTGGTGATGACCGTCTTTATCGCATTCAGCACCGTTGTGACTGTATTTTTGATGGCGTTCCATGCCGTGGTGATAAAGGTCTGGATTGCCGTCACCACCGTGGTGACCACAGTCTTTATCCCATTCCATACGGTCGTGAACACCGTCTTGATTGCATTCAACACCGTGGTAATGATGGTTTTGTAAATATTGAAATAGGTGGTGATGATGGTCTTAATCACTTCCACCACTGTGCTGAATATCGTTTTTATCCCTTCCCACAGCCCGGAAAAGAAATCCTTGATCCCGTTCCAAACTGCCTGTGCTGTGGAAGATATGGCCTCCCATGCCGCCGAAAAGAAGTTTTTGATTGCCTCCCATACGGCGATGGCGACTTCTTTTACATTCTCCCAAAGGTTGATCCAGAACTGCCGGAAATCCTCATTCGTGTTCCACAGATAGATAAATGCCGCCACCAGTGCCGTAATCGCTGCGATAATGAGGAATATGGGATTGGCAAGCATGGTGGTGTTTAAGGCGGCAAAAGCGGTCTTTACGGTATTGATGACTCCCGCCACCTTCGGAACAATCGTCATGATCGTGCCGACCGCAGACACCACTTTCCCGATGACAATCAGCACCGGCCCCAAAGCTGCCGCAAGGAGCGCGATGGTGGTCACTACCTTCTTCGTCCCTTCATCCATGCCGTTGAGCCAGTCCACGAACTTCTGCACCCATCCGACGATGGTTTTTATTGCAGGCAGCAGAAGCTCCCCGAAAGAAATCGCCAGCCCCTCTAAGGCTGACTTTAAAATGGTGAGCTGCCCCTGCAGGTTGTCAAGCTGTGTGTCCGCCATCTGCTGCGCCGCGCCGCCGCTGTCAATGATGGACTGCTGCAGCTCATCCCAGGTAGTCCCGGTGTTTGCAAGCAGGGCGTTCACGGAGGACAGGTCGGTCTTGTTGAAAATCTGCCCGATGATGTTGGACTTCTCCGCCGCCGTCATGCCGTCCATGCTCGTGTTCAAATCTCCCAGGATGTCATTGAGGGAGCGCATATTCCCCTCGGAATCGTAGACATCCAGCCCAAGCTGCTCCATGCAGGCGGCCGCCTTGTCGGTAGGGTTCTGCAGGGAAAGGATGACGTTTCGGAGGTGTGTGCCGCCCTCCGCACCCTTGATGCCGTTGTTGGCGAGGATGCCGAGGGCCGTGTTCAGCTCCGCCGTGCCGCCCTTCACGGTCTTTGCGGTCGCGCCGATGGTAAGGATTCCCTCGCCAAGCTGCGCCACGGATGTATTGGTGGTGGAAGCGGTCTTCGCCATCTGGTCCACCATCGTCCCTGCCTCATCCACGCCCATGCCCAAGGCAGACATGGCGTCCGTCACCATGTCCGATGCCGCCGCAAGGTCAATGCCGCCGGCCGCCGCAAGGTTCAGGACGGTGGGGAGCGTGTCGCACATCTGCTGCGTGTCGTACCCTGCAAGGGCAAGATAATTCAAAGCCTCCGCACACTCCGAAGCGGAAAAGGCTGTCTCGCTTCCCATCTTCTTTGCCAGTGCGGAAAGCGTATCCATCGTATTGACGGATTCCCCGTTCACTTCGGAAACAGAGTCCTTCGTAATTCCCATAGTCGCCTGCACCTGCGACATGGAGCTTTCAAAGTTTGCCGCCGTGCTGACTGCCGCTGTCCCCAAAGCCGTAACACCTGCCGTGACGGGGAGCAGCTTCTGCCCTGCGGAGGAAATGTTGTCCCCCACAGTCTTCAGCTTTTCCCCCGTGGCGGATATTTTCTGCAATGCCACGGCAGACTGCCCTGCCTGCCGCTCCAAATCACGCAGGTTATTTTCCGTTTCGATGATCTCCCTCTGGAGGGCATCGTACTGGTCCTGCGAGATTTCCCCATTGGCAAGCGCCGTGTTTGCCTGCTCTGCGGCGGTCTTTAAGGTTTCCAGTTTTTCCTTCGTCCCCGCCACCGCCTCGCCCAAAAGCCGGTGCTTCTGTGCCAGCAACTCCGTGTTGCCGGGGTCTAATTTTAAGAGCTTCTCCACATCACGGAGCTGCGACTGCGTATCCCGGATGGAAGAATTGACGCCTTTTAAGGCAGTCTGCAGCTTGGTGGTATCCCCGCCGATCTCAACAGTGATACCCTTGATTCTGTTCGCCACGGCGGACACCCCTTCCTGTTAAAATGCAAAAATATGCCCAGGGGGACGCCGCCTAAAAGCGGTCGTAATCCTCCTGGGTGGCGATTTCCTTATAGCCCTTGTATTCGTCATTCCTGCTCTCCGCGAACATATCGTTGACCATGCCAATCGTAAGCAGGTCAAGGTCACGGATGGAAAGCCCAAGCTGCACACACCGGAGCAGGAACAGCGGCGTGGTCATTTCCCGGTCAGTCGGGCGAAGTTTTTTTTAGACTGGACATCCGTCTGCACGTTCAGCCCCCATAGCTGTATCAGCTTCGGAAGCACCTGGTAGATGGAAAAGGTGTTGAATTCGTCCAGCCATTCCTCCGGGCTGTCCGGGATGCCGGGGTCTGCGTGTTTCGCCATCACATAGGCGATGTTCTCGAACATCTCCAAAGAGAACAGATCGAGGTTGGAACTTTCCTCGTCCCCGTCACCGATAGATTTCTCAAGACTCCTTAAATCCTTATAGATGTCCCTGTGGAACTTCATCCGGTAAATGCGCGGGATTGCCGCAGACGCCTTGAACGGCACCTGCTTCCCGTCAATCTCGATATTCTGTTTCATGCTCATAAATTACACCTCCCCGCCTGTATCAACCGTTCCGCCGGCTTCCGTGCCTGTGCCTCCTGATGCCGCCTCCGGCAGGTACACGCTCTTATACCAGTTCTGGTATACTTCGTCCGTGGTGCCGTCCCCGGTCTTTGCCTTCACATAGCCGCTTGCCAGCGGGGCTGCCGTGATGGACAGCGTCTCGGTCTGCACCTCGATCTCGTCCTCGTTGGTCTGGGACTCAATGGTCGGGCGCGCCGCCGAGCAGTTGTACAACACATGGCGGATTTTCCGCACATCGCCGTCAAACTCAAACAGCAGGGCGAAGTTCTCCGTCTCCGCGTTGGCGTTCTCCAAAAGCACCTTGTTCTCATCCAGGGCCTCTTTCAGCACATCGGTGCGGAAGCTCTCCGGCACCATGGCAAGCTCCAGGTCGCCCTCGTAGCCCATGTTGTTGCTGACCGTGTAATAGGCGTACCCGTCAGCGTAGAAATTGCTCGGCTCGCCGTTGGGGTCCAGGGAAAGGGAAACTGCACCGGGCATCGCAACGGGCGTGCCAAAGGACACCGCCCCGTCCACACCCAGCGTCAGCAGCGCGTAATGCACGTTGCAGATATTGAATTTCACTTTATTCTTCTTCGGCATCGTAAACCACCTCCATGTCAAACTGGTAGAGGACCTCGTACAGCTTTTCGCTGTCAATCCAGACCTCCGACTTGTTGTAGAAGATGCGCCGCCTATCCAGCGCATCCTCCAGCTTCTTCTCCACCGACAGGTCCTTGGTGTCGGTGTACAGTTCTATCTTCACGCCGCTTGCCTTGAAGTACACCATGCCGTCAGCGGCGAAGTTGTCGCTCTGCGGCAGGAGGTAGCAGACAAACGGCGGCTCCGGCGACTCGCCCTCCGCAAAATGGTCATAAGCGAAGGGGATGCCTGTTTCCTTTAAAAGCGCCAGTAATGTTTCCAAAGACTATCCCTCCAATGCTTTCTGTATCTCTTTTTCAAGCTGCCGGGTGCCGGCCTGCTCCGCCGCCGCGATATGCGGCTTTGCCGGGACACGACCGCCACCCCGCTTGGCATGGCCATGTTCCAGGAGGTGCGTCAGTTGGTAGCGGTTCCTGGAATGCACCGTAACCTCCAGTGAATTGGAGGTTTCCTTCGTGGTCTTCACCGCCCATGATTTCGCATACTTCCCGGTGTCCTTCGGCGCATTGGCTTCAATGTCCCTGCGCACCGCTGTCCCGGCTTTCTTCACCGCCTTTTTCACATCCTCCGTGGCAAGGTCCGCATATTCTGTCAGCCCCTTCATGATCTCCTCCGCCATCCGGTCGATGGATACGCCGTTCGCCATCGTCACCGCCTCGCTTTCCTGCACTTGAATTTGATGCATTTCTTTTTATAATTCATGTGGTCGATGGCGAGGATATTGTACAACTCCCCGCCAAATACCACACGGTATCCTGTGGAATCAATCACGGATGCCTTTTTGCAGTACCTTACCGTAAATGAAATATCCGACTCGTCCGCCACGATCCCTGCCACAGCCGTTTCACTGGTCTGCTTCCCTGCCTCGCCGCCTGCCGTGGCATGGCAGGAATAATAATTCGCCCATGTGTTCTTATGGTTGCCGATGCCGTCCATCGCCACACCATTCTTTTGGAAGGTGATGCGGACATTCAAAAGGGAAACCTCCATCAGAACGCCTCCTTCCGGCTGCCGGAAAGGAGCGCACGGAGCGTCAGCATCATGGCGTGATGGTCAGCCTCCTCCCGGTGTTCGTAGAGGTAAGCCGCGGCATACAGGACAGCCATTTTTGCATTTTCCACAGCATAAAATTTATCCACAGAATCCATCCTCGCCACATCCATGCAGATTTTTTCCGATGCCCTGACCATGCTTTCAATCAGGGCATCGTCATCGTCATAATCCACACGGAGGTAGTTCTTCATTTCTTCCAGCGTCACCGCCATGCCGCCACCTCCTTCTGGAAATTTTTAAGCCGAAGCCCCTTTCTGCTCCAGCACCTTCACCGCTTCCGCAAGGATCATCTTCCCGTCCACACGCTGCGAAGCGAGGAATCCCACCTGCCCGGTGGCCGCGAACAGCTCGTTCAGGCGCTTGAAGCTGCGCCCCTGCCGATCGGCAATCCAATAGTAGCTGAAATCACCGAAGGCGATGGTCTTTGCACCCGCGGCAATGGCCGGCATATAGGCAGAAGTCTTGATGGGGCGGCCCAGGATCATGTCCGGCGCCCCGGCGGTCAGGGAAGGCTGCCATAAATACTGCCCGTTATTGTCCTTCAGCTTGCGGATGGCCTTGATGGTGGAATCATTCAGCACCCACACGGATTTCTTGCGGTACGGGGATTTCAGCGAGTAATATAAAGCCATGAGCTCATCCGCTGTCACTGCCGTTGCAGACGCGGCGGTCACGCCCGTTTCTGCGCCGCCCGTGGCTGCAAGCACCCCTAACGGCTTGCCCGTGCCGTTGCCTGTAAAGAACGCCTCCTCTTCCTTTGCCCCGATCCTGCGGGCAAACTCGCGGGAGATATAGGAGGGCAGGTCAAAGAC